TTTGAATGTTTAAATCACAAGATAGTTTAAAACCTCCTGAAATTTTTATTTCCCCTTTTCTGATATTAGTTATAAAAATCTCATCATCTATCTTTACGCTGATTTGACGTCCAGCAAATATTACTTCCCATTTTGATTTACCAATTAAATCAGGTCTTTTTATTGTTAAATCACAGTTTTGAATTATTTCAACATTTTCTTTAAAAACATTAGACTGACTATCTATAGTATGTACAGACATATTATCATAATCAGTTTTTACAAAAGATTGTTTTTGATTATTGTGTTCAATAACTATCCCGTCTCTTCCACTGGCTTTTAAATCAGTAAAAACCTGTACTATAGTGTTATCAATTTTACTATCGTTAAGATAGCAATTCACTATATTTGTGGTGGCGGTTATTTGCTCATTATCTTGGTTTGTAACAATTGTCCCTTGGGGTGTTTGTTCTATTGACTTAGGCTTTTTTCCTTTTAAATGCGACTTAATCTGTAATAAGGCTAAATACCCACCGACTATCTCTGTTGCAAGCCTTGCATTATCTTTAGTAAGTAAATCTGGACTGTACTTTACAACGGCATCAATAATAGTTTCAAAAGAACCCTCTTTAGTAGCTTTGATCTCTAAACGTAAAAAAGCATTAGGATTAATGGCTTGTAAGGAAGATTTTACTAATTCCACAGTATTGTTAATAGTTCTGGCAAACAACTCTGCATCTATGCTATTACCACCCTCAAATTTTACTTTGAATGTATCTATACTTTCTTGAAAATGATCCTGACTCATAAAACACAACGTAAATTATCTATCATCAAGTCTACAACATTCAATCCAACCAGTCAAAGTCCATCTCACATTTTTGCAACAAAGTAAAAATAATAGAATATTATAATAATAGGAATACACAATATCCCTATTGGCAAAAAGCCAGTTAAAACTGGCTTAGTTTAACAATAAGTAATCATAAATTTTAATGGCTTCTACTTCTGTAATGTCCTTTAACATAAGTCCCATCTTGTCTATAATACCCATCTATATTTTCAGTTTTAGGGCGATGTGTTCTTTCACTAATTTCGCCATAATGAGAATCATTTCTTTGTCCTGGTAAACTTAAATGAGCATAAGAACTAGATGTTAAACTTAATAAAACTATTACGCTAATTATTATTTTGTTCATTTTAACCTCCTTTTTTATGTTAGTTTTATTATATTAAGTATGAAACATCATACCCGTAAAAAAGTTTAGCCCACCCTATTTCTATTACACAAATCATAAATACTTACTTCATTTGCAATCAAGACCAACTGTATCATTTTGTCTACAGGTTAAAATAATTGAACAAAACGTTATAATGTAAAGATACACTTTTGTGTACAAAAGAGTTGACATATTAAATACACTATATTATACTTTTTTATAAGTAACCCACGAATATATGCTTTTAGGCATAAAAAAAGAGCCTAGATCGTAAGACCTAAACTCTTCTTTCATGGGTTACTCGCTCAGAGTTTTCTTCGCAGGAGGCTCTGAGCCAAAACAACAACACCTTTCACTTTAAAACGGAGGTAATAAAATGAGTTTACAGATTACAAACAATAATAATAAAGCGCAAGAGACTTTTTTAAAACAATTAGAGGGATTAGCTCTTGCCCGTGATATTTTAACAGCTAAAAATTTGAATAAAGATGCGGAGTGTGATACAATGACATATAAATCTACTTCTTGCGAGTTATCAATGACAAAAAAAGTTATTTTGCCTACAGAGGCTATGCAACTGCTTTCTAATCTGGAAGCTCTAAAGGAAGCTGGCAAAACTTATTTTCAAAGAAATAGCCAAAAAGCGTTGCCTGATCATATTTCGGAAACTCCTAAATTCCATGAATCTAAAGAGGACAAGGTAGAGTTATCTGATTCTACTAAAGAAACTTTTACAAGAATAGGAGCTAGAGCCAGAAAAGCTTTTATTAAAGAACAGATGGCAAGGGCAGATAAGTATAACATTTCTTATGATTGTTACAATGTTAATTTTTTAGAGCTAAGCTATAAGATAGACCAGTACGAAATGCTGCTTGAAGAAGCAAAAGACCTTGGAATTTACTGGGAAATATCTGACTACGACCCTGTTGCTCTAGAACAGGAAATAGAAGCTCATAAAGAGAGCGAACGCAGGTCAAGAGATGCTATGTATAGCGATTACCTTTATTCTCGGAGGGTAGCAGTATGAGATCGGATGATAAGAACGTATCGTTACATGATATGGAAAACCTATTTTACAACGATTGGAAAAGTAGGCAAGACGTAAAAAGACGGGAAGATAGCTATAAGGAATATGTAGCAAGTTCTCCATTAGCTAAGCAAATTGATGAAGCTTTAAAGCAAGTAATAAATAAAGAAATATAGAATTATTAAATTATAAAATTACAGAGTTATAACTTTATATAAAGATTAAATTATCAAATTACATAAATACATAACTATAAAAATATATAATTATTTATATGAACAAGCAAGAATGGCTAAAAGAGCGTAAGAATTATCTGGGTGGCACTGATTTAGCCGCTATTTGCGGGCTTAATCCTTATAGGACTGCTCTTGACGTATATCTTGATAAAACCAGTGATGATATTAGCGAAGAGACTAACGCTGCAATGAGGTGGGGAACTCTTTTAGAGGATGTTGTTGCCAAAGAATATGCACAAGTTACTGGTTATGATATTGAAATAGAACCAAATACAATATACCACCCTGAACATAAATTTTTAGGAGCTAATATTGATCGATGGGTTGATCGGTGGGTAAATAATGGAACACATATTTTAGAATGTAAAACAGCTGGCTTTACCAAAGCTAAGGAATGGGGAGACTCAGGCACTGACCAAATCCCTGAGTCATATCTGGTACAAGTAGCTTATTATGCTGCTATCTGTGATGTCCCTAAAGTTGATATAGCAGTTTTAATTGGTGGTCAAGATTTTAGAATATACACTTATAACAAGAACAAAGATTTAGAGGATAAAATTATCAAAATCGGCGTTAATTTCTGGAATAACCATATAGAAAAAAGGATACCGCCTAAATGTGTTAATACTAGAGATACGTTTAACTTGTTCCCGCAGTCGCATCATCACGAGATTGTAGCGGAAAGTAACATCATGGAAAAACTGGAACAACTGAAAGCCGCTAAAGAGGAAGAAAGTAAGATAGCTGATACCATTGAGAAATTAAAGACCGATATACAGGAATTTATGAGAGATTATGACGTACTTATAGATAACCAGGGGAATGTGATAGCTACATGGAAAAATACAGCTCCAAGGTCATTTTTCGATGCGAAGAGGTTTAAGGAGGAGGCTAAGGAAATGTATTTGAAATATGTAAATTATGCAAAACAATCAAGAGTATTTTTAATTAAGTGAGGTAGAAAATGAGTAATATAGCAGTAAAAACAACGTTATTAACACCGAGTAATTTAAAAGAAGCTATGGAGTATGCTACGATTATAGCAAATAGCGCTATGGTGCCAAAAACTTATCAGGGTAAAGCAGCAGATATTCTGGTTGCCGTACAGATGGGAGCTGAACTTGGGTTAAAGCCTATACAGGCTTTGCAGAGTATAGCGGTTATTAACGGCAAACCCTCCGTGTATGGCGACGCATTACTTGCTCTTGTACAGGCACATTCGTCATTTGAAGATATCAAGGAGTGGTATGATGAGAAAACAAATACAGTTTTTTGCACAGTAAAACGTAAGAACCAAACTGAGCATACTGTAAGCTTTAGCATAGAAGATGCTAAAAAAGCTGGTTTATGGGGTAAGACTGGTCCTTGGACTCAGTATCCGAAAAGAATGATGCAGATGAGAGCTAGAGGTTTTGCTCTTAGAGATAAGTTTGCAGATGCTTTAGGAGGCTTGATAACAGTTGAAGAGGCACAAGACTATCAGGTAGTAGATATGCCAGAAAAGAACGTAACACATGTGACAAAAACTGATATGCTAAGCAACAAACTCGATCACGTTGTACTAGAGAAGGAAAAAGTAACAAGGCAAGAGCCAAGCGAAACTTTAGCCAAATTCATAGAACTTATTAAATTCGATGACGTTGTACTAGAGGAGGAAGAAGTAACAAGGCAAGAACCAAGCGAAACACTTTTAGAGTTGCTAGAACTTATAAAATTGCATAATGTATCAAGCGAGATAATAAACAAGTGGACACGTGCCGCAGGAGTAGAAAGCATTGCCGATTTAGGAAAGGAAAGGCAACTTGCTTGTATAGAGTATATTAATAAGCAATATAATTATTCGCAAGGTATAGAAGCTGCATAATAATCTAATAATAAAGGAGGTAAAAAAATGATTAAGGCTAAAATTTCTATTACTATAATAACGTGTATGTTAACTCTTTGTAGCTGTGGTCATACTTGTAATATGACAGATGAAGAAAGAGAAAAATATATGCAAGAAGAAAGCCGTAGGGATTTAAGAGATTTAATAACAAACTGATCAAATTGGCTTTTAATTAAGAAAACTTAAAAGAACCTTGCATTTAAAAACTTCCATTTTCTTAAGTATTATGCTATACTCGCATTCGTGAACCTTGCGAGTTACCTTATGAAAGAACTACTAAAAACTATTATCTATAGCAGATATTTTATTGTCGCTGCTGCTATAATTGTTGGTCTGCTATCAGCTTATTTCTGGTATCAAGACAATCCTGTTGAAGAAGTATCAGAGAAAGTCATAGAAGAACAAACTGGCATAGATATTGACCTATCACCTCAAACGCTTGAAAAATCCAAATGAAAACATCAGAAAAAGGACTTGATCTAATCAAGCAATTTGAGGGATTTAAGGACTATGTCTATATGTGTCCTGCTGGTTTGCCTACTATAGGTTATGGTCATGTTATAGATTCCAAATCAGTTGCACTCACCAAAGCTGCCCCTCGCATAACTAGAGAGAAAGCTGAGCAATTACTTAAAAACGACGTTAAAGAAGCAGAGAACGCTATAAATTCATCTGTAAAGGTAAACATAAGTCAAGGTCAATTTGATGCTCTGGTGAGCCTTATATACAACTGGGGAGCATATAATTTTAAAATAAGCTTAGGGCTTAGAAAATTAAATGCTGGAGACTACGGCGGAGCTGCTGATGAATTTTTTAGCAAGGTTAGAGGTGTTGTTAATATAGATAGCAAGTTCTCTAATGGTTTATACAGAAGAAGACAGGCAGAGTTAGAACTATGGCAGTCTTAAGACATAAATTTAGAGCTAAACCTTGCGAAGCTGACGGAATTAAATTTGCTTCTAAAAAAGAACATAAAAGATATCAGCAACTTAAAATATTACAAAATAGCGGTGAAATCCTGTTTTTTTTGCGACAAGTACCTTTTCATTTACAAGCTGGTGTTAAATATGTTTGTGATTTTCTTATATTTTGGACTAATGGGGAAGTAACTATTGAAGATGTAAAAGGTGTTAAAACAGATATGTATATTGTCAAAAAGAAAATGGTAGAAGCAACCTATCCTATTACTATACAAGAAGTTTGAACATGTTTTTTATAGCTTATTTTAAAGAAATCTTACTTGCAATTGGGGCTTTTATCGCTGTTTACCTTTTTAAAAGAAATAAAGCATTAACTTTAGATAATCAAATACTTAAAGAAAATAGCATTGAACAAGATAAAGTAATTAATATTCAACAAAAGGTATTAGATGTTAGCGAGAACGTTAAACCTACTGATCTTGATGTTAATCTTGATCGGTTGTCAGACAAAACAAAATAAATTACCAAAACTTAATTTACCAGATATGCCTTTAATAAATCAAAAAGCAGTAGAAGAAATAAAACAGGTGTGTATACCACGTAAGGCTTGTGATAATTTTAACAATTGGCTAAATGAGCTATACGCTTTTAAAATTAAATATTATGTTTACAAAGAGGAACTAAATAAATGAAATGGTTACAAAAACTTTTAGAGTTATTTACAACACAGAGTTCTTTTTTAAAAAACATTTTTATATTATTAGTAATTACTAGATTAATGTTTCTAGAAAACAATCAGCTTGCCTTAATTGCTGAAATAATTGGCGGTTTAGTCTTTCTTATGGCAAAAGAACCAAATAACAGTCAAAATAATTAGTAATCCACAATTTCTGTAGATAAGTATGTGGGCAACTCTTATCAACCTTATAAGGCATAAAGCGTTCATTTAGTTTGATTAAAGATTAAGCTTTTTTTATAATGTTGCAATCCTGCGAAAACTTTATAAGAGTTTTTGCACGTGTTCTTTTTAAAAATCTTAAGTTTTATTATTGTTTATGTAATCAAGCAAAGATTGTTTAAACAAAAAATAAAAATACAGCATATTATCTATATCCTGATACTTACACTGTGGACTAGACCAATATTGCAGCAATCCTTAGAAAGACAGGAACTTGCACCATTTTTAGATAAAATCTTGGATTATATTATGATGCTATTGATTATTTTTATTTAATTAGCTTCAATAAAATTTCTGATGTATTTATTATTATACATATCTTCAATAGTTTTATTAAATGCAGGTGCTTTTTTCTCTGGTTCTTTAGGTGCTATTTGCGGCTTTGACTTTTCTTCATTTCCTTGTTCAAGTTTTTGTGCTTCTCTAAGCAAAGTAACAGGAGTATGACCTGTAATCTGTTTCATTCTTTTGCCAAATTCTACAGCATTTAAGTTGCTTGGGTTTTCGGCAAATTTAATAGCTAAATCCAATGTTTTCTTATCAGTTAATAAATGAGCAAGACCAGAACCACCAATTACTGCTAATGCTGTTCTTTCTGGAGCAACTACCGCAGATGCTCCAGTTAAAACTGATATAAGATCAAAAGTCTTCGCAGTTACGGCAGTCCCTGATGGATTTGGAATGTTTTTATTTTTAATTGCCATTGCCCTCGCAACCTTGCTGAGTTTATCTAGACGCTCAAAAGTTTCTGGACTAGTAATAGTTTTTAATCTAATTCTTTCTTCTGGATCATTTAATACTTTTGAAAGACTATTATAAGACATTTCACCAGTTGCCTTATTTACTACTTGGCCAGTTAATATCGCTTCT